GGTACGCAGTTCTTTTTCAGTTCCGCCAGGGCTTGCCCGTATAAAGTATTGACGTTGTCTGTATCGTATGTCCAGTCTACCGTGCTATACCGGTCAGTGCTGGCAGTATTGCTGGGGAATCGGTCGCGGGCCTGTACCGCCCGGATGCATCCATCACCTTTCGGGGACTGATACTCTATATTGCCTTTTGCGTCACGCTCTGTTTTGTCCAGATTGGTCACCATCAGGCCATCTTTGCCGGTCGGTCTGATTGCCGTGTACAGCTCTGTGATATCGCTGGTCTTGGTGATCCCAGATACCTCTTTTCCGTACCGCAGTATCATGTCTGTACGATCCCGGCCCATCCCCTGATCAGTGTCAGAATTCTTTTTGTAGACGTTCAAAACGATCCTTTTGAGGGAGTAATCGTTATTAAGCTGCGTAATAAATTCAGCTTCCGCGTCAAACACCGTTGCCAGGGAGTATATGCGGCCCAGCACAGTTTCCGATCCAGTCCACTCATGTGTTATGGTCTTGTCTGCCACCTCATTAATATTGAGGGTCAGGACTTTCTCAAAATCGAATACATTCAGATACTCCGAAAATTTCATGGCTTTTGCCGCTTTGTAAGCGTCCACGCGCTCATTAAGCAGTTCCAGATTAAGGCTGTACGCTTCAACTTCTACCTCGTATTCATCTCGTACAACACGCACAATATTAAAATAATAATCCTTCTTTCTCCATTTAAACGACAGCTTATTGCCTTCCACCAGGCTTACTGACTCCGGATGCTGTGCATCCGTCTTGAATGTGTATGTACTGGCAGCCCCTTTAAGATACTCGTGCAGCTCATCGTTGTAATAATGCATTGCATCCGGGGCCTCATTATCTAAAAAAGCGCGTATATCATCATACGCGCTCAATACTGCTATCCTAATGTTGTCCATTATAGATATGCCTCCCTTATCTTGGCTGTTATGGTAGGTACTGGATCAGCAAAATCCGAACACAAAAACTGCACCTTAGTTTCCCCTGGAGGTGCTTTTGGGTAATTGCTGCCCACTATTTCGTCCTCCTGGCTGATAACCCCGTTGGTGTATACTTTACTGGCTGCTCCATTAATATATACTTTGTCTCCGGACTGGTACCGATTCGGGATATCGTACCAGTATTTTACATTATCCTTCCGGAAGAATAGATAGTCCCAATACATCCGGGTAACCAGGGCGTTTTTGCTCATTGTCCCGTGCTGTCCTGAGAATATGGTTATGTATTTCGCTTGCTTTGTTTTTGATGCAGGACTCCCTTTTATCGGATAAACCCCGCCTCCAAAATAAAATAGAAATTTCTGTCCAGACTTGCGGATGTATATTTCCCCTTTATCCGAAGTGGTGCATCCCTTATAATTCGGATCAAAAGGCAGCCGTTGTTTTTCCACGCCTTCCACGTCAAACATTGCATAGGACGTATTCTTCCCCAGCTCATACTTTGCCACCCGGATACTTGCCAATGGGTTCCCCTCTGTGTCCCCGATCGCCAGCATTAACATTCCCGTTTGCGCAAGTGTCCCCGTCTCAAACCAGATTTTTGCCTGGACATAAAAGTTTTGCGCCCCGACAACGCCCCCGGAGTCTGCCGGTATGGTTACCATCTTACTCGCGCCATGCCATGTACCGGCTCCGCTCCCGATATTATCCAGGGCCAGCCACTTATGCCCCTCGTAAGGGCCGACAACCTTAAATGTGCCGTTTTTGAGGTAATTAAATCCAAGTATCCCCTGACCGTCTGTCATGGCACTGTATGCCTCTGGGGTACGGTAATTAATAAGCTGCTCTGTCCTCTGGCGGGTTACCCCGTCCTGCTCCCCTGCATCCCCCAGCTGGATTACCCCGTCTTTGGTTACGATTCCGATGTATCCGTTTTCGCTGCTGTGAGTTATGGTGTAATCTATGGGGACGGCTTCTGTGCCATTGTTGACTATCGTTGCCTCCATTATCCCGCTGCTGTTTTTGGCAGCATTGAAGGTCTTCTCTACCACTGAGTACTTGTACGGATCCGCGCAATAAATGTCAAAGCTACTTATTACGTTCAGCCTACCGCCTGGAACCTCATCGATAGTACTTTTGGTTCCAATGAAGTATTTGTCAGGCTCATCATTAAAGACAAATTTCATCTGCTCTTGATTAAGCACAAGATTCAGCGCATTAAATCTTTCCCTAAATACTTCTGGGGTATTAGCCATAAGCCTATACGTCACGGTAATTACCCGTGATACATTTCTTTTTCCCTTATATTCTGTACCGTCTGTATACCCAATCTGTTGCTCTTTTATTTCAGACTCAAGCAGTTCCCGACCGGTAACATACATAGTCCGATATCCTTGTATTACATTCTCTATATACTTTCCGTTTACACTTACAGCCTCAGCAGGGAGGGTGCCTGCACTGCTGCTATGTTCCACCGTGTCTACAAAATTATACATTTGCCCTCCTTACCTGTTGCCGTAATTTATGCGGTTTCTTATTTTTTCATCTTTTTTATTCTTTTCCTGGACATATTTTGCACTGCCGTATCCAACCTTTTTGCCATCCATAACGCTAGTTACTTCTGCGTTTACATATACCGTCTGGTTGTACGAATAATCATCGTTCAGGCTTCGCTTTGCAGATATCTTGGAATAATACCTTTCTATATCACGTCTAGTATCTATACTGGGAATAGACACCATATTTTCGCTTGCTTTTTCAACCTGTCTATTCATGGATTCAATTCCAATCGCGAACCCTTCGCCAACAAACGCACCAAGTTCTTTAAACACCCTGGATGGACTCCCGATCTTAGATTTTGCAATTACAGCTGCTTCAGCGGCTGCAGCAAGTTGTGTTGCAACAGCCCGGACTTCTCCCAATGTTGACCTCATGCCGTTAGCAAGACCGATTCCAATATAATAACCGCAACTATACATTCGATCTGGTACGCCATCCATTGCACTCACAATAGACATTGCTCCACTTTGTGCTATAGATTCGGCGTTCTTGAATCCCGCAGAGAGTTCTCTGTTAAAGCTATTCATTGCGCTCTGGGCTGCGATTGTAAGTCCCGGCACAATCGTTTGTGCCGTAGCTATTATAGATTTTACTGCCACATTCATAGCGTTCTGAGCCATTCTGCATCCATTTAACAGCCCACTGCTAAATCCTGCACCGCCCTGTGTCCCCGCCTGCACTAAGGCCGGGACAGTATCTCTTGCAGCCGAAGTCACCTGTATAAACGCCGCCGTTACCGGAGACATGTCTGGTGGGACAATTACGAATCCTTCAAATGCTGCCTTGATGTTATTCACAGCTGTCTGGAGGCTTGTTGCTACAGTTGATACCATAATTGCACTATTATAAAATGCCATCATACCGGTTGTGGCTACCATAAGGCTGGTAACTATCAAAAGCATTGCGTTCGCCACTTCTGGTAATCCTGATCCTGCTGTAGATATCTCACCGATCCCGAGCGCTACAGCGCCGAGTGATTTTGCAATGTCAATTAAAGATAATTCTGCAATCATGTCGATCCCAACCGCAACCGCTTTAAATCCTTCTCCTGCGTTACGGGCCGATGTTCCCACGCTTTCTATAACTCCCGCAATAGAGTCCAACACTCTTGAAAAACCGCCACTGATTGCATCTATTACACTGGTTATTCCATCCGCAATTGTTTCAAATCCTTCACTTATGGAATCTACCACCTGTGAAATTACGTCTCCAGCTGTAGTCATTACATTACATAGTGTATCTCCCACAACGGACACTATCTGGCTTATAGCGTCAGATATCGCATCAGCCACCTGGGAAAAAGTGTCCCCTAATTGCTTTACAAATGGTGTAAGAGCATTAATAAATACAGCTGCCAGCGCCATACCAGCTCCCACCATCAAAATGGTAGCTCCAAATGCTAACATCCCCGGTATGGCTGCATTAAGTGCGTTGCCAAAAAACCCAAATACTGCTACGAGGCCCGCTACAACAATGCCAAATGTCGCCATTGCAACAGCGCCTTCTGTTCCTGCTGCTGCAATTGGTGCCATCGCCAACGCCATAACAGATACTGCTGCTGCAAACACAATAATTCCAGTCGAACTCTTTTGTAGTTGTTTTGCCGTATTAGCGAAGACGACCGCTAATCCCCCAACTACAACTCCGAAAGTGACAAGCGGTGCGATCGCTGTTGTTCCAAGTGATGCCAGCGGTGTCATCGCCAACGCCATAACAGATAACGCACCCGCAAATATGGCAATTCCATTTGAGCTTTTTTGAAGTTGCTTTCCTGTTTTGGAAAACACGACCGCCAATCCCCCAACCGCTGCACCAAACGCAAGTAGCGGAGCAACCGCTGTTGTTCCGAGTGATGCCAGAGGCTTGATTGCCAGAGCCAATCCGGCTAAAGACGCGATAATGAGTGCAATGCCAGCGCTTTTAGCAAGTGACCCAAGCCCTTTCTTTAGAGTCATAGTTCCTTTTTTTCCGTTTTTTCCTGCTTTTCCGAGGTCATTTGATTTGCCTGACAGTCTTTCGAGAGCGTCAGAAACAGTAAAACCAAAAGATGCGATGCCCTTAAGCACCTTAAAACCTTTGTATGCTAAAAATAATTTGGGGAGAGCTTTTATTACTGTGGCGATGGTATCTGCATGCTCTTCTAAAAACCCGGCAAACGATACAAGTTTTTCTTTTGCCCATTCAACTATATTAGTAAACTTATCTATCGCGTCCTCTGCATCATACACACCGATGATCTTTTTAAAAGCATCTCCTATTGCCCCGAACGCATCACCAAACGCTTTTCCTATATCTGATGCATTTGTTTTTAATACTTCCCAATATGGAGATATTTTGTCAATTGCTTTAGGTATGGATTCAGCCAGCCAGTCAAAACCTGCCCCAACTTTGTCATTAAGCCCATTGATTGCATCAACAACAGAAGACTTAGCAAATGTGTCATACAGCTTCATCATTCCGCTTTGAGCTGTGGCCTCCAGATTCCCCATAGCCCCTTCGAATGTAGTTACTGATTGCGCTGCATCTTTTGCTAGATCTGTCATTCCAATATTGTTCATCGCCTGGCCTAACAGATCGGCAGTTATAGCGCCGTCTTCCATCGCGCCTTTAAAGTCCTCTCCGAGAACCGGATTCAGTTTTGTTAATTCTTTTTTCAGTCCGCCTGCCAACTGAGGGCTTGCATTCAGTATCTGGTTCCAATCTTGTGCATGAAGCGCTCCTGCCGCCATTGCCTGTGAATATGCAAGTCCGACAGCGCTGAATTCCTGCGCTCCTCCGCCAAACACAGCAACCGCATTACCGACAGACTCCGTCATCTTGTCTGCATCCTTAATACCGTTTGCCGACAACGCACCAAACGTACTCATAACGTCCTGAAGTGAAAACACCGTCTTATCTGCATATGTTTTCAATGACCCTGTTGCTCCAGCAATCCTCTGTATCTCTGCTTCACTCGAACCGCTAAACCGCATAGCTTGCTGTAGTTTCTGCATAGAATCTGATGTGTTTATCGTTTCTTTTGCAAGTCCGGATACACTGCCGGATATTGCTGAAAAGGCTGCTTGACCGGCACCCATAAGCACGCCAAACCCCAGCCCGCTTGTAAGTGTGCTTTTCAGATTATTTGTATATCCGAGGGCACTTTTCATGGTCGATGAAAAATTCTTATCTACCGCTGACAGTATCGCCTTAACCGAAAAATCTCCCATATTATGTACCCTCCTTTCTGAGCAGTTTTCCAATACCGGAAAATCTTGCTCGGTTTTCTTTCTTCGTAGTCCCTGCTTTTTTCAATTCTTTTTCATAGTCAAAGAACTTATCAAAACTGCTATACACAGGTTTTTCCTTCCGTTTTCCGACAGGCCTCTTGGCTTGAACTGCAAAATTCAAAAATGCCTGCCAGTGTACTAGTCGTTCTTGATCCACTAGCTTCAACCTATATGCCTCTACCAAAAGTTCATATTCTGGAATCGTAAGCCTATCTACTTCCGATAGGCTTTTGAATCCAAAATATCGAAAACAGTTCACCGCGACTTCATGGTACAACTCTTCAATACTTACGCCATCGCTTCCATTTGTGCTTTCAGTTTGGCTTCTCTCAATTTGTTTGCCTTCTCTACATTCTCTATCGCAGATATCGTTCCTTTTTTGGTAGCATTTGAATTCTTCAAAAAACCCAGCACATCCTCAAACACCTTATCTATATCTGTTGTTTCATCTTCAATAAATTTATCTATGAAATCCTTTGTCACTCTCTGTTCGCAGTTTGTATTTGCTGTGTATAGCACATTTACAAGTGTGTTTACATCCCCTTCAAGCAGGCCACCAACTGCATATCTCAAACCGACATCTTCCTTAAGTCCAGGAGCGCCGTCAACTGGAATACTCACTTCTCTGTTGATCCTTCTTAAAAACCCCATTCCAAAATTCAACTGCACGATGCTACCATTCATTTCTAATTCGCTCATTTATCTTACCTCCTGTTATGTTTATTCCTATTCCCCTGCTTCCTTTGTTGTGTCTTTGAACACATATGACGCGAGTTCCTGCTGCTCATCTGTCACCGTTGCAAACCCATCAGCGCCAGTTCCCTCGATTCCGAAGTCCAAAGAAGCCTCTGCGTGATCCTCTGAATTTGAAGAAAGTTCAAAACTGGTAACATATCCCTGATAGTACTTTGCTGCATACTTACTTTCATTAGATTCAGTACCTTTTTTGTCCAGATTCACTTCCCATATCTCTACTTTTTCACCGCTGTCAATAGCACTTTCCAACTTTCCAATCATCTCATCGTTTTCGCTCGCAAAGAGTGCAGTCGTGCTAATTTCCACTTCCACATCTCCCGGTACGCGGATCGTTCCATCTTTAGTTGATACCGTATCAGAATCCCTTGATTTAGTCCGGCTGTTTTCGGTGGAGAATGCGATCGCTGTTGCTGTTTTTGTTGCTGCATCTGTTAAAATGCGGTATAAGTAGATAATTCTTTTTCCTTTGATTACACTCATGTGTTACCTCCTGTTATAAAATGTCAAATGTTAAATTCACCATTCCTCGCCATATCGGCGGGGTTACTGTCCTATCCTGAATAATCCGTATGCCAGACTCTTGTACCCGAAGAGACGGCCTGAATCCGTAGGCCTCGGACATCGTCATTGCCTCATATAAGACACTTCCGCATAAGTCTGATACATTCTTGCGGTTATCTTCTGTATCCCATATATTTATGTCTACAGAAACACTGGGAAGTGCACCACTCTTTGTTCCTGCATATCTTGTTCCAAAATCCTCGAAGTCGGCAAACGGATATCCTACATCCGTCATAGGGCGGCTTTCATGGACATTCCCTTCCACCATTTCAGACAGCTTTTTCCACAAGATATCATGTATCGCCTGTTCTGCTGTTTTCACAATATCCGACATTACTCCTCCACCAACTTCCTTATTTCCTTTTGAAAAACGGAACTTTGTTTTTCTAATGCTGGCTTGAGATACGGCTGTGCATCCATATATCGGGTACCTACCTCAACATACCCAGCATATTCTGCTGTTGAATATACCTCTGCCGTCATACCGCCATCCACAATATCTAATTCAATATGTTTTTTCAGATTTCCAGTTGCCGGCTTAAATACCATACCTTTTCCTGCTTCCCATTCATAATGCCCCTTGAAATCGGCTTCTCTCTGAGCTTTACGCTGTAACGCCTGACCGTCATGTCTTATTAGTTTTTTCACTTCATCTTTTGACATGTTTTTCTTCAACTGCTTCTGTAACGTTTCAACACCTACAATCTTAATTCCCGCCATTTTGCACCACCACCAAGCCCTGTTTATCACTAGGACACCGTTCAGTGTCCACAGTACATCGTTTTCCATTAAGCTCAACATAATCATAGGCTGCCTTATAAGCGCGCTGTAAACGCACTGTGAAACGGTTTGAGCGTACATCACCAAATACTGCCTGTTGCCGTTCTGCACTCATGTGCGTTACGTTAGCGTACTTCTTTACCCGGACAGTCTCGCTTTTTATCCACTCGCCGGAGTCCGGGTCGTAATGCTTTTCATTCTCTTTTACAAAAACAACCGGTGTCCCGTATCTCATAGAAACCGCATCCTTCCTTTTGTGTTGTCCTTCTGCATATCGTTCCATGCCTTAATCGCTGGAAGATAAGGAGATATGTCATCCCCATATGTAATGCTCTCCCCCTCCTGGCTGTAACTGGACATCCCTTCATTTCCAATTCGGTTAAACCTGGACACTGCCATTTCGCAGACAATATACTCAAGCACCGTAGGAACGGACTCTGTGCCAGAAGGCAGGTATGACAGCACCTGCTTCTCAGCATTTTCAATAATCAGATTCAGCTTATTGTTCAGACCCGTCTCCTCTTCCGAGATATCCAGAAGAATCTTTACGTCATCCAGTACTGCCATACATCACAACCTCCTCGCTTAAGCCTTTACGTCTGCTACCACATCGCCGGAGCAAACTGCCTTGTAGTTCTGGTCGCACTCTACGACGGTGACATGATGACCAGCGGTCGCGGCAATCTCAGAGATTCCATCCCACTTTGTCCATGTCTTCACATCCATACCGTAGGTAACATTCGTAGCTGCAGATGCTGCCGTCTTGTACTTGTATGTGTTGTTCATAGACGCGAGCTGTGGGGATACATAAATAGCCGTCTTTCCGGATTCACTTCCCTTCGCAGATGTTAACGTCAAGGTTCCGAGTGTCTGTGTGTCAGAAGAACCGACTGCAATGTATGCGATAGCGTCCAGATACTCACAGAAAAGACGCAAGCCCATAATTGCAAACATATCAGAGATAGCTCTCTCATACGTTCCCTGCGCGTGGAATCCAATAAATCCAGTAGCCGAATCTGTTGTATAAGACAGACCCGCTTTTACAAATTCGGAATCGCCCGGATCCACATAGTAAGCAATAATATTGTTAAGCGGTGTAGCAATAACCGTATTTTCCGGAATCTGGGATGATACGAACACAATATCAGCTCCAAGGAAATTCTTGATATAACTCATACCAAAAGCAGTCTGAAGGGTAATATCTGCCGCGCCGATATACTTGTACACATCCAGCGTATTAACCCATACAGCAGTTCCAGTAGCAGTTCTTTTCATGGTTTCGAATTTGTTTTTCACTTTTCCGATCGCCATCGCTACTGCCATCTGCCATGTGGATTCGTGGCCAACCAGTGATCCCTTCTTAAGCTGTGCATAGAATCGGTCAGTCACCTTGTTCTGCAGGTCAGACTTAAATTCATCGTCCGTCATCTGTACTGCAGCCTCGTAGCCTCTTTCTGCGATTGCCTCCAATGATACGCCTTTTCTATATTTTTCAATCTTAATTGTGTCAAAGATTTTTTCTTCCACAGTGTACTGTGATAAGGGGATCTCGTCACCTTCTGCGACTTCTCCCGACCGCAACGTTCCACTTACCTTCTTTATTTTTAACACAGAGTTATTCTCTTTTTTTATCATACGTACAATGCCCAAGATATCCAGCAATGCCTGCATGTTCTTCCCAAAACTCGTTACAAAGTCAATCTCCCTCGCCCTTACCTGAATCTGTGCCTGCCCCGTCATGTTGTCCGGTGCAGCAAATACCTGCAACCCTAATTTTTCAATGTTATGCATAGTTTCTTACTCCTTTACTGAAATAATGTGATATTATCGGCGATCATCCGCTGACGTTCAGACGGATTTTTAATTGCCATAATCTGTTCTTTTGTTACTGTAGTTCCGCTCGTTCCTGTTTTTGGAGCTGGCCCTTTCAATGAATTTTTAACCGATTCATTCACAGCGTCTTTGAAGAGCTTTGCAAAAGACTCGACAGCTGTTTTGGTCTGCTCTGCATCCGTGGACACCAGCCGTTCAAGGAGTTCATCTGGAAGATTAATCTCCTCTTCTGCCAGCATCTTCCTGGCCGTTTTTGACATTTCCGACAGGGTATTCTTCTCTTTCAACGCATTCAGTTCTTTTTCGATTTGCTGTGCCTTATACTCCGCTTTCTGTGTTGCATCCATTTGAGCAAGCTTCTGCGCCTCCGTCAGCTCCTTCTCTTTCTTTTTCTGCCACTCTGCGAACTTCTGGCTCAGGATTTTATCCACATCATCATCCGTATACTTTGGTTGATGTGATGGGTCATCCGGTTTTTGATCTGCTGGCTTCGAGTTTTCCGGGTCACCCGGTTTCGGATCCTGCGAAGCTGGACCTGCCGGTGCTGGCTCATCCGCAAACAACTGCAACTGCATAAACTCTCTTAACTTCATTTCTTCTACCTCCGATTTTTGAAACTTACGCTTTGTTTTCCGTAGCTTATAGCATCCACGCCTGGCTGCAATCCGTAAAGTTTTAAGACCTTCACGCCTGGTCACATTACCCGGACATAATCCGGAAATTCATCAGCAATCATCAGAATGCCAACGAAAAAGGAATCCACCAAAGTCTTTGCTTTCTCTGATAGATTCCTGTATTCTATATCAACCCCGCCGGGCGATATTTTATATTTGATTTTGTCTGATGTCAGATCCTCAATGGATTTGATTAATGTCTGTGTCAGAGCAGATACCCCGGCACACACAATATCTTGACCTGCCGGTGCATAACCTGCGTGACCGCTAACGGTTATTCCGTCCTTACGGACGCTTATCGCAATCAAATTATATCAACCTCCTTAAAATATGCATAAAAATACCACCGGCCAAAAATACTGACTAGTGGTTACTATTCATTTACTCTATATTTTTCTGGAACTACAATCTCGATAGCTCCATCAATTAATTCAAAGTTTTTTTCATCCGGCAGGCAAAACAACTTCAGTTCCTCGCTTTTTTTATTGATTATGATACCTGGTTTTCCATATACAACAAGACCGTCTTTATTTTTTCCGTCAAACAGCCAACATTCTCCTAAATCCCGTATCGAGCAAAATCCAGAATCCCCATAATTTTTTCTAAAATACTCCATTGCTTTTTCACAAGCTGATTCAAACTTCATTCTACTCACCTACCTCGCATGCTGTTATTCCTCTATCTGATGGTTCAAGATTATCAATTCTCCAGAATCGCGTTTCTCCATTTTGAACACGGTCAAATATCTTTGGCGATAGTTTTTCACCCGACTGAACATCGAAAAAATACACCTTTTCATTCTTCTTTTCCGCAACAAAAACATGACCACTCGCATTGTTTTTCCACTTCACAGCAATTTCAACCCTCGAACCATCCGGCAACTGTTTCATTGCGTTTAGAATATCCTCAAGTCCGCTTCCTTCCGGTTTCTCTACTTCCGGATGAACCCATGCTTCTTCTGGATTCCGTTCCAAATAATGATTTCCTGTAGATGCTTTTGCAACTACATCATAACCACGCTGTCTCATCTCGTATGCAGAAACGCAATTAGTACAATTTGTTTTATACTTCTCATCTCCGCTATAGTATCCCGGATTCGTATTTTTCAACACATTATCAACAAAGGCTATCGTCTTCCACTTCTTCGGAATACCTTCGTAAGACGTTGCGTTCTTTGATTTTATTGTACCATTTTCAGAAGATTTTTCAACAGTTTTTCTATTCTTCTTCAACCGTTCCCACTCTTCCGTGGTTCCGCCTTTATTCAGAAAGTCAAGCCATGCTTCATATTCTTCATCGTCTTCCCATGCAGCCACGGAGCATCTGCAATTTGGGTGCATCGGCGGAGCATTTCCCCCCGGTTGTGCTTTATCAATGTCGAAGTGTTTTCCATCAATTTCTTTGCAGATATCACACGCAGAACCTAATGCGATAAACTCATACTGGTCAAAACCGTTTTCTTTTAATGAACGTAACTGTGCATCCGTCTGCACTCTGGCAAGTTCTGTCCTCATCAAACGCTCTGCATCAGCCTTACTTACACCGAACCTCTTCTCCAGATGCCTTGCAAGTACTCTCGGATTTCTCCCTTGTATCATTCCAATCTGCAATAGATTTGACAATTCCGCTTTCAGCATATCCTGGTACATCCAAATACGGTCAGAAAACTTTGCATTGTGAAATGATGCATTCACAATCGAATGCGCAGCCTTTGCATTATTATGGATTGTCTTTCCAAGGATTCCCGCTTGCCGTTCTAATTCATCCAGAGTCCGTTTTGTCAGAATCTTATCGAAATACTTCTGCAATCCGTCAAATCCATCTACCAGTTCCAAGCCGATATTTGCTTTCAGCATCTCCAACCGGTTAATCTTCATCGTCGCATTGTACAGTCGCATCTCCGCATTTGCTTCTGCTGAAAAGTTCTTCTCCTTAACATATTTGGCAGCCTTACGTTCGTAGGCTTTGATATCAGCTTCAGACACACGTTTCTTCGCTTCTGCCAGAGTAATTCCTTCTTTCTTAGCATACTTTGCATAGAATCCATTTATTTCCTTCTGTATCTGGTCCATCATGTAATCGTAATAGCTATTTATGGTTTTCAGGTATTCCGCTTCTGTCTTTAGGTTATGCTTGAGGTTCTCCTCTTCTCGCTTTCTCCAGTATTCTTTACTGTCCATTTGCGTTCACTCCAAACATACTTCTCATAACCGCATCTGTTTCTCTTTCTGACGATTCTGCCTCCAACTTATTAATCTCATCTTTCGCATTATTCACAATGCTAAGAATACCGAGCTGAGTTTCTTTTGATACAATCCCTTCCAGATTCCCAGCTATCTGACTTTCCTCCAGTACATTTGCAGGGAAATTCGGCGTAAAATGCGGATGCACCTTTACGAAATCATCTGCCTTAATTCCTTTTGTATGTGATACTGGGTTGCTGAATATCAGCCGGTATCTCCTATTCATTCCACTGGCAAATTTACGTTCTTTGGTCTTTTCCAGATTGCTCATAGCATGTAACTTATACTTTAAAGCAATTCCGGAAGACGTTCCGAAGTTTTCATCCGAGATATTCGCCACCATACTGATCTGGAATATGAGTCTTTCCAGACGGTTGATCAAATTCTCTTGCGTGGTATCTCCGTTTGGCTTCTGCAAGAAATCGACTTCGGGAATCGCTCCATCAATCGCGCCCTCAAAGTTCATGATACGGTCATCCCTGATGTGTTTAACCTCATCATCTTCTAGCTTCGGCCCGAGAATCTTAAGATAAGCGTCTGCAAAGTAGTCTACATCATTTGCCTTCTCGGAAATTGCCTTATTGTAAGCATCGATCATTGTCAGAACCGGCTCAAAGATTCCCATCTTCTCTTCATTCTCCACATATTCTGTTGCCGGGACTCCATCGAAACCATGAATCTTATCATCTTTTTCCCAGATAATCTCTCCTTTCTGGACAAACCACCTGACTTTCGTATCATCCGATACGCTTCCGTGTAGTACATCATCAGCGTCTCTGTATAATCTGACAAAATACCGTTCCCGGCAGAGCACGGAATCATCGTAGATCATAAAGGCATCCATCGGAGTTAGATATGTAATACCAATGTTTCCTATCTCATCCACGTAGTACATCTCATATCCTTTTCCGTAAATGCTGCATATCTTGGATAACTCAGCATTATTATCGTCCTGGTCATTGTACTGATCCAGGAACTCCACATACTTCTCAATTTCTTCATTTCCTTTATCCACGATAAGTTTAACTGGATGACCAATAAAGAAGCCGTTCATGGTATCCACAATATATTTAGCAAAGTTCACCGCAATCCTATTGTCAGGCTTCCAATTGGGTTTAGGCGGCTCGTAGAATATCGGATAGTCCGTCATGTATGCGTCCAGAAGCCGCTTATAACGAAGCGTTGACTCCTCAGCGTGCTGTTGTAGGAACTGTCCCAGCTTTTCATCGGTCAGCTCTTTTTCTGCTGCTAATCTGTACATTTTATATTCCTCCCTTCACTGGATTGTATCTTGCTCTTGTTTCCATCTTCCGGATTAGGCTTGCCGCGCTATCCGGTGAATCATCATGCTCGGCAAATTCGTTGTAATCCAAAATTTCATTTATATACTCCGGATCAGTGTCCTCCAACCAAGTGATGTTTCCCCAATTACTCCGGAGATAAGTTGATATCTTCAAAAATTTATTCATGGACTCACTGTATGGATTGACATGATACCCAAGCCCCCGGAGCTCCTTGGCCAGATATCCCTTATCAGCATTCTTCTCACATGAGATGGATCCGGCACGTAGCAGCTTATGGTATACACCAATTTCATTCAGGCAGTCATCCACGTGTTTGTCCCATCGTTTCCCGAATCCAATGATCTTGCCATCCTTCAAACGGTTCATGATCGTAAATGCAGTACCGTCCGCGCCGTCATAGGCTGCGTCAATATGAGAAAGACCACCGTAGATCAGTTCCTTCTCATCTGTGAACTTCGGATTCTTGAACATTGCATCCTTATCTGCAATATGCTTCAATTCATAGTTGGCAGCAAATAGACTGTCACTCATGCTCTGTCGGAGCTGCTCTAGTTTCTCCCTGGTAATTAAACCCGTAGAATAACAATCATACCGCTTCACATTCGGCATGATGGAAATTGCATCTTCCTTGTGCCAGGGTGTCCCGGTGTTAATGAACCGTCCCCCGCGATTACAGATGTTCTGCAGCTCCATGTACTGCATCTTCGTGCGTTCTCTCTCCGCACGGCTAATTCGGTCTTTCAAGTTGACAATATCGTCTGTGACCACTATGTCTGCATGTTTACCGGTAATTGATGTTCCTATGCCAAGTCCCAGCACCTGTGAAACACCCCTCGCTGAAGTACACAAATTTGTACAAAACTCGCTATCTGTGAACTTGGTGAACTCTAAGTTTGTTCCATACAGAATTTTAACAATCTGCTGCATGCATCCTGATTGTAGAATTTTCTCTGACTGTTTAATTACCTCAATTACATCTGTGTCAGTCTTCCTAAAAAAAATTATATTCTGGTTTGGATGTGTGATCGGATGTATCGCTAGGAACAATGATAAATCTGTTGTCTTATATGAACCTCTATGAGCAAGTAGCGTCTGATTTTCTTTAGAATACAAAAAAGACTTTAACCAAGTGTTATGCAACTCGGTCAAGTCTTTAAATCCTACGAAATGTCCTATTTTATAGGGCTGCTCTTTTAGCAGTTTCTTGAGATCCTCTCTATCCATCGAAATATTCTTCCAATTCCTTAATTGTATCGTCTACAGGCTTAGAAAGTTCTACTCTATTGATATATTCATTTTCCATCTTGTTATCTGTATCAATAGCTCTTGTGCGGTCTGATGGAGCATTATCATTATCCCTCGCTATATCTGCAAGTATCTTCCGCTTTTCCCAGCGGGTCAGTAGCGCATCTTTTTTCTGCTCCTCTTGAATTTCATTATACCTTACCAAAACCTTACCAGAAAACAAGTCGGATGCTCGACTATCCACTACTGAATCTTTCCATTTCTTAGATCCCGGGAATGCATCTCTATAAGCCTGACGCTGGCTCATTCCTGCTATTAAATTCTGTACATACTTTTCATGTCTTGCATTCTTTAATGCAGCCATTCAGGCTCACCTCTCTTTCTTTTCTGAGATACAGGCCGCCGGGTAGTGACGGCCTGCACTGTTGCGGTTCTTTACGACACATTGATGCCCAATGTAATACCAAATCGAACAATGACTTTATGAAATTATTGTTTTTTAGTTGCCCGGCGAACAACCGCAACAAAAACACCGGTAATGGGAAACCCAGGTTTCGATCCTGGCTCTTCTGCTTTTCAGGCAGACGCTTTCACCAGATTAGCTTGCTTCCCGATTTTATTGCATAGAAAAAGAGACATCGAAGTGTCTCTTATCTTATTTCTATATCAGCTTTATACTTTTTGCTTTATGCATTGCAATAGCATTTTTAGACTTCTTATCCACAAATGCACTGGTGCCCATTTCTGCCATTACTTGCCTTTGCTTATTCTGTTTAACTTTTTCATAACAATTCTTATTAATTGTTTTCATAATATATCTCCTTCACACTATAGGCTTGCGTGATGTTTACCGATACGGGAATTCCCGTTTCGTTTGCGCATTTTTAAGCAATCTTCCATTCCTTCATGCACCTATATTTAATTGGAGCTGCAATATAATCCCGGCGTCCCGCTGCACATCGGATCTCCGATGCCGTCCCCCTCTATAAGAGGCAGATTATATTGTCTCATAC